AAGGTAATCCTGCATATACACACACAAAAGGATGGACTAGATATGTTCCAGTTCAAATGGCAAAAGGCACTTCATAAGCACGAGGAAGTTGCCAAGAAAAGAACGACAATAGCAAACGACACCTTTGCGATTTTTGAGAAGTATGACGGATGGGCAGGTTACAGAACATTTGGTAATGGCTTTGGCGTACCTTATATAATGAGTCGCGCAAACAGAGTTATACCAGCACTGAATCAGTTAAGTAAATCAATACATGCAGCAGAAGCGAAAGTAGAGCTGCCTAACGGCTACCCTATATTTGAGATACTAATCGAGGGCGTGACCGAGTTCAAAGACCTAAATGGTATTTTAAATCGCTCAAAAGGCGATTGTGAGGCTCATGGAGCTTATCTAATGGTGCACGATTTTGTCCCTCATGATAACCCTAACCTACAATTTTGTGACCGCTTCGAGCTTGCCGAGCGCTATGTTCGCGAATTAAAGCATCCTAAAGTAGTCCATGCACCATTACTCGGTATAGGTAACGTAGACAGCGTACAACAAGTGGCGGAAAGAATCTGGGAGCGTGGCGGAGAAGGTGCGATAGGTAAAAACGTACGTGCTGGTTTCGACGCAGGTAAGCGCAACAAGAACCTCATAAAGGTCAAAGAAGAGGTCACACTAGACCTTTATGTAATTGGCTTAGAGGAAGGTCAAGGTAAGTACGCAGGTACATTAGGTAATCTAATTGTCCGTAGTAAAGATGGCACAGTTAACAACATCTCAGGTATGTCAGACGAAGAACGCGACTTATGGTGGGGTTGTCCAGCCCTAATCATACACAAGGTCGTAGAAGTAAAAGCTATGAAGATACTCGATAACGGTTCGTTACGCGAAGGTAGATTCAAGGCAGTGCGTCATGACAAGGCAGCTGCGGAGATAGACTGATGGCAGATATCAGCGATAAAGACGGTACAAGACGGTATACCGACGAGGCTTGTGATGCTGTGCGAGTAAGTACAGACGACCAAGCTAAACAACTACTTGACTGTATGTGGCACAAGGTTGGTATGGCGGTACTGGAAGGGAAAAGGAATCAACTATTGTTCCTAGTACATCTGGACGTGTTACGGATGCTACAGGAAGCCCGTTTAGGGTGTCGCTCACCAATAGACTGGGTTGACGGTCGTGCATACCTATTCGGTATACCTGTCACAACAGTAACAAACTATAAACCGTGGCAGTTAGTTGTGGAGGTTGAATGACTATCCGCAAATTAAAACTAAGTGAGACACCATCTGTACTAAAACAGATAGTGGCAAAACAAGGTGGTGTGTGTGCTATATGCGGCAAACCATTTACTAAGAGTGATGGTGCTGTCCTCGACCATTGTCATAAGACCGGCTTCGTACGCGGAGCATTACACAGGTCATGCAATGGGGGAGAAGGTAAAGTAAGACGACAGGCTCAATGGTCACACAAAGGTGTGAGTCCGGACGAGTTCTTAATCGGCCTAGGGCAGTACCTTGCACTTCATAGTAAGCCGCAATATCAGCTAATATACCACTCTCACCAAACTGAGGATGAAAAACGCCTCGAACGAAACGCGAAAGCACGGGCTAAACGTGCAACAGCTAAGAAGGTGCAATGAAGGATGTAACATGGGATTGCGACAGAGATTTAAAGACGAAGAGATTATTGACGCACTAGAGTGTGCCAGTAATAATATTTCACAGGCGGCACGCGACCTAAGTAAACTGGGTCACGGAAAAGTCTCACCCGCAATATTGCGCTACTGGATTCAAAAGATGAAGGGAACGGAAGATGCGGTTCTAGAGATGCAATTCGATAAGACGGAGAGCCAAAAGCGTACAGCGCAGATAGAAAACAATCGTCTACGTAAAATCACTCGCGACGTATTAGATTCGGAACGCACGAAGGAAGAAGTGTTAGAAGGTATCAGACGGGCAGTAGAGAGTCTTAATATACGACCCTCACATATTGTAGCGGCTAATACAAACAAACACGGTAAGAGCATGACAGTAGAGTTACTGTTTAGCGACTTACAAATTGGCAAACTAATGTCTCGTTACACTACAGAGATTGCTGTGAAGCGATTACGTGAATATGCACAGGTGGCTATTCAGCGTATTCAAGCATACATCGATCAAGGCTATAACGTAGAACGTATTATATTAGCCAGCATCGGTGACATTATAGAGTCAGACAAGAAACACGCAAACTCCGCACGAGCAACTGATAGTGGCACAGCCGCACAGTTAGCAGATGCGACTACATATATAGTAACAGAAGTGTTAGACCCGTTGGCACAACTAGGCATCCCAACAGATGTTATATGTGTGACAGGTAATCACGACCACGACGACCACGGTTTAGTAATGTTCAAACCGGGACGAGAACAATTAAGCTGGCCTATGTACCACGCATGGAAGATGATTTGTGAAGCTAAGGGTTACGACCACTTCAACTTCGTCATACCAGAAGGTGCTTTCCACGTAGATTCTATCTACGGTTACAAGGTACTATACGAGCATGGTGTAGGTGTGGCAGCGTCAGAAGCTAGTATGCGTAAGCGATTAGCAGACAGAACCAAACAAGTCAAAGAGTTTATCACCCTATTCAGAATGGGTGACAAACACAACATATGCCGATTCAACAACGATACAATGGTTGTTAACGGTGCGTTCTTTGGTGACGACAGAGAAGGTTCAGAGTTCAGTGGTATCTGTGGTTACGACGGTTATCCGGCACAGATAATGTTTGCGTACGTCCCTCGTGAAGATGACAGACGTCTACCTATATTTGATAGCTTAGCTATTCAACTAGGGCATATTGTATAAGGAACACTATGAATCTATCAGAGCAGATAGCTTGGGAACAGGAACTCGTAGAACGTGGAGCACAGACGTACTGGGCTAACCAAGACAGACTACGTAACAACAGCGAAGCAGACAAAGGTGACGCAGTAAGCTTTTTATTAAGGCAACGGATGCAAGAAACCGCAGAGCGACTTGAAGCTAATATGCATACGGGTAGAGGCAAAGGTGCTAAGTACAATCAATTAGTACGCTCGGTGGCTAGAGGTGACTACCTAAAGCTTGCGTTCATAGCATTACAAGTAATATTCCAGAAGACTGCCATTAAGAATCATAACACACTGTTAAAGATTTGTTTAGGCATTGGAACTAGGATAGAAGCAGACTTAAAATGTCAGATGTTTGAAGCTGAACACCCAGCGTACTATAACAAAGTAATGGAATCATTCAAAGAGCAAAAGGTCACAGACTATACGCACAAGCATAAAGTAATGATGACCAAGTTCCGTGACTTTGATAACTTAGTCTGGAAAGACTTTGAACCAGAAGCATTGGTTCACATAGGTCTACGCATTGTAGACACGATACTAGAAGTATTTGATGACGTATTCTTTGTAACAAAGAAGCGTGACGGAATTAAGACAACATCAGTCGTCGAGACAACAGTACAGTTCGACGAGTGGATGGGAGAGTTTGAGAAGGCGCGAGGATTACTAAGTCCTGCCAGACTACCTCTAAAGATACCGCCCAGAGATTGGGACGAGAATTACGATGGTGGATATTACACACCGTCATTAGTCCAAACAACGCCGTTCATAAAGACAAAGTCGAAAGAACATAAGAAGTTCGTAGACAGTCATGACCCAGTTATGCATCGCATGGCTGTGAATAAGATGCAGCGTACAGGTTGGGCGATTAACAGAAAGGTATTAGATGTTCAGCGTACTATATACCAACGAGGATTAGGCGTAGGTATCCCTTCAAATAAGAAGGTGAAGATACCAGACTTCCCAGAACATCTAAAGCACATACCTAAGGAACGTTTAAATGGAAGACAGAAAGAAGAAGTCACAGCTTGGAAGGTATTGGCAAAAGCTGCTTATGGACGTGAGCAAAAGCGTAAGTCAGATGTTATCGCGTTTATGCAAGCCTTTAAACTGGCCGAAGAACTCAAAGACTGGGGACAGTTCTACTACGTATTCACCTGTGACTTCCGTGGGCGCATATACTGCGCAACATCAGGACTTAGCCCGCAAGGTGCGGACACGGCAAAAGGTCTGTTATACTTCGCCAGTGGAGAAACTCTTGGTAACGACGGCATTCGATGGTTGGCAATCCAAGGTGCAAATACCTTTGGTAAAGATAAGCTTAGCTATGACGAAAGGGTTAAGTTTATCAGGGACAGCGAACCATATATCCGTAGGGTTGTCGAAGACCCCATCAATACAAGAGAGTATTGGGGAAACGCCGATAAGCCGTACCAATTCCTTGCATTTTGTTTTGAATGGGCGGAATGTGATTTTGGAAGAAATCCTAAAGCTACAAGCAGAATACCAGTCGGTTTGGACGGTAGCTGCAATGGCTTACAACACTATTCAGCACTGCTTAGAGATAAAATTGGTGGACACGCGACGAATATTACACGAACAGGGACACCAAATGATATATACCAAGATGTTGCTGATAGATGTTATCAAGCTGTCAGAGATGTCGATGACCCACGAGCACGTGTCTGGACACGAGTGGGTATTACGAGAAAGACAGCAAAACGTCCAGTAATGACACTACCCTACGGTGCTAAACAGAAGTCAGCAAGGGCAGCAATATTTGAATGGGCTACAGAGAATTGGGATAAGTTTAACGCAGACCCTAAGTTCTGTTGGGAGCTAAGTAAATGGCTTACACCATATCTATGGAATGCTATCGGGCAGACAGTAATTGCAGCACGGCAAGGTATGGATTGGATACAGAAGAACGTACCGAAGGATGACTATTGTAAATGGTTAACGCCTATAGGATTCCCTGTATACCAATACTACAAAGAGACTGAGATAACAATTGTACAGACAAAATTATGTGGGGTATGTTGGGTAAAACTAGCAGACCTAGACCGGTATGGTGAACCAAAAATGAGTCAGCAACGGTCAGGCATAGCGCCAAATTTCGTACACAGTCTGGATAGCACACACTTAGTAATGACCGTAGGTATGACTAACTTCAACAGTTATGCAATGATACATGACGACTTCGGGACTCATGCAGGCAGAACAGAAGAGTTATTCAGAGCAATACGTACAGCATTCCACAAATTGTATAGTAGTCATGACCCATTGTTAGAGTGGGCAGAGCAAGTAGGTGCAGATACAAGCACACTACCTACCAAAGGCGACTACGATATTGACGAGATAATCGAAGCGGACTATTTCTTTGGATAGTCCTTACGAGGAACTACGCATGAGTTTACAACAATTCACAGCACAAGGTTTATCGCCACAACAGTGGAAAATATTGTTAGATGCACATCCGCAACAGATACCTAAAGTCACAGATTCACTCGCACAAGTACAGCGCGAAGCAGGAAAGCAAGAGTTGATACAGTGGATGAAGGAGAAGTTCGGATGCCCACTATAACAGATGTAACATTGACGAAAGGGTGGGACTTACCACCCGCACAGATTAGAGACAAGCTGATGGAACTACAAGAGGCTTGTCTAGCACAAGAACAAGTAGAGATACCTGTGAAAGAATATTTTTCAGACGGCTGCTACGGCAGAGAGGTATTTATACCTAAGGGTACTTGTCTTGTGGGAGAAATCCACCTCGATGAATGGATTACAGTTGTGTCCCGAGGACATATCAAAATCGTCTCAGAGGAAGGTACGAGTATCGTGGATGCTAGGAAGCAACCCGTTACATTCATAAGCCCAGCAGGTGTTAAACGTGCAGGGTATGCTTTAGAAGATACTTGGTGGACAATGTTCAGAGCAACTCCACATAAGACTACTGAGGAAATCCGTAAGCATCATATAGCATCTGACTACGAACAGTTGGAGAACCACAGATGTCTTGGGTCGCAACAGCCATAATCGTAACCACCGTAGGTGGTGCATATCAGGCGAAGAAAGAGAACGACGCCAGAAAAGAGGCAAAAGAAGCTGCCAGATTAGACCGACTCGCAGCGTTACAGGCAGAGAAATTTGCCGAGACGGAGGGCGAAGGTTTAGGTATGATAGGTAACATCAGTCTATCCGTAGACGATGACTTAGACCCGAATCAGCGCTTAGGTAAGACTACAACAAACATTTAGGACATTCGATGACTCCACATGAGTTGAAAGCAAAGTACCTAAATGGTGACTTTAAATTAAAGAACGAGTTCGAATCTAGTCACGAAGGCCGCAGCCAAGTGCTAGAACGAGCAGAACAATACGCAGGATGGACATTACCAAGCCTGTTTCCAGACGAACACATAACCAATACAGACGAGTTACAGGGCGACTACCAATCAACAGGTGCACGAGCCGTTAATCACTTGTCTAATAAGATTATGTTAGCGCTGTTCCAACCTTCCCGCCCATTCTTTAAGATGAACCTGTCTAAGAAGCAACGTGAATCTATTGCAGGTCAGTTGACCACAGCACAGATTGAAGAAGCTCTAGGACGTGCAGAACGTGAAGCGATGAAGGAGCTGGATAAGATTAGTGCAAGACCCACTTTAACACGGGTAGTAAAGCATCTAATCGTAACAGGTAACTGTCTACTACACATGCCTAACAATGCCAAGGCCAAGCTATACACGTTACGGGATTATATCTGTAAACGTAACCTAGATGGTGAAATGATAAAGCTTATCATCAAAGAGCGAAAAGCATTAGAAGGCTTGCCAGACGAAATGCAAGCAGTGTTACGACTGTATGGTTACGATGACGACAATGCACAAATATGCCTGTATACGGGCGTTGTACGCACAGGAGACGACCAGTACATAGTATGGCAAGAAGTAGAAGATGTGTTATATGGTTCATTGCAGTTTGGTATATACAAGAAGCATGACTTACCGTGGATTCCATTAACGTGGGAATTAGCCACAGGTAAAGACTACGGCACAGGACTGGTAGAAGAGTACGCAGGTGACTTCCACACACTAAGCACTACAGCAGCAGCATTACTGGATTACACAGTAGTAGCTACAGATGTTAAGAACTTAGTAAATCCAGCAGGTATGACTGATGTAGCTGAGTTAACCGAAGCACCATCGGGAGCATATGTATCAGGTAGAGAAGAAGACATTTACGTACATACACCAAATGTAGGCGGTAACATTGAAATCCTAACTGCACGTTATGACGCAGTAGAGAGACGTGTGGCAGCAGCATTCTTACTTAATACTGCCGTGACACGCGATGCTGAACGGGTAACAGCAGAAGAAATTCGTATGCAAGCCTTAGAACTGGAAAGTTCATTAGGCGGTGTATATTCGCACCTAGCTTCCGAGCTTCAGATACCATTAGCAATTAGACTGACAGGTCGGATAGACAAACTGTTCAAACACGGAGAACCTACGATTGTTACAGGTCTAGAGTCGTTATCACGTAATAGTGACTTAGACAGAATACGTATGTTCTTCTCAGACTTGAATGCGTTATCAGAAGTGCCACCACAGGTAGCTAAACGTAT